CTACGAATGAGAGACTTTGTTGCTTCTGGAAGTGCATTGAAGTCTTCGATATAACCTGATGGCCTACCTAAGTTATAGCCACCTAAGTTATCTTTGAGATCCTTGTTAAGGCTGTTAGCCAAAACGGTTTTCTCCATTTCAGTAGTATCACCATTCCAGCGCTGCCACTGTTGGCGTACAGCAAAGATACGCATGGTAACTGTTTTACTGTATACTACATCATCACCTGTAGTTAGTTTATAAGCTCCTTTTGGTACGGTTGGTTTCATAAACGTTTCGCCATCCATAGATACCTCTTTCTCTAGGATCTCTTGGTTGACGTTGAGCCGTGATACGCTAGGTGTTGCGCTTTGTTGTGTGTTATTAGACACACCCATAAGCTCTGCCATTGATTGTCCACGGTCTAGTGCTACTGCTAATTCTTGGCTCATGTCTTTTCCTTTCGATGAGCGTTACATGAAATTGTAGTTATACATTATACGTCTTTTGTGTCAAGCCAATTTGGGCCTATTTTTGCCTCTAATAATAACGGCACATTCATACGTACTTTGTAAACATCTTCTATCAGATCCACAAGGTTGTCATTAAGATCTGCAACTATTTGTAATACCTCTTCTTCTTCATCTGGATGTATGTCAGCCACCGCTGAATCATGTACTGTGTTGATCAGTACAGACTTTAGTGGCTTTAATCTTTTGTGAAACTCATTAAGTACAGCAGGGGTAACATCACCCGTAGCGAAACCCTGCACAGGATAATTCTTTAACATAGTAAAGTGTGTGACACTACCATTAGCTCTGCGCTCAATGTCAGGGAAAGCATACTGCCTACCACTGATATTAGTTATCTTATTGAAGCGCATTGCTTCGTCAGCTAGGTTTTGTTGCCACTGTGCTATGCCTTTGTATTTCTCATTGAAGTGCTCATAGTAAGCCTTCTCAGCGTTGCTACGGCCATATCCAGTAGCGCCGAAGAGTGGGGCAAACGTGTGCTCCTTTGCTGCCTGTCTAGCTGTAGGCTGACCTGCATCAGATATAACCTTTGCAGTGTAAGCGTGTACGTCAAAGCCTGTCTCAACTTCTTTCATAGCAACATCATCTTGAGCTAAGAATGCAGCCGCTCTAAATTCAAGCTGAGCAAAGTCGGCCTCTAAAATTTTCCCGCCTTCCCAACGTGACACAAAGACTTTCTTAACAGGGAATGTACCACCACGCGGCATGTTCTGCATGTTAGGGTTTTTACTACTGAACCTACCTGTAGCTGTTATGTGCTGGCTAAGAGTTGCGTGAAGGTATCCGTTAGACTTAGTATGCACAGATATGCCGTTAACAAAGCTAGAAAGGTAGCTAGTGATAGCATTAAGGCGCTTAACATCCAGAATAAAGCTTGCCGCAGCTTCCATGTTATTGTTCCTAGCTGTTGCCACCAGTGCATCTAAGTTATCCTTTCCTGTGCCAAAGCCACTATGAGCGATCCACTTCTTATTTGGTGCACTAAAGCCCAGACCAGCCATTTGCTTTGCCTCTTTCAGGCCATAGCCTCTTGAGTCACAGGCAGTACATTTGTTTGGTCTAGCGTAACGTGTACCGTCTTTCTTTGTTTTGTATGTATGACCAGAGCCGTTACATGTAGGGCATGTGAAAGCTGTAGTCTTAAACAACATCTTAGAGTTAGCATTGACTGCAGCCTTAAACTCAGCCTTATCTTTTACAAACTCAAATATATCTGCCCACTCTTTCTTATCATTAGGCTTACGTGAGAAGATAACCTGAGATAGCTGTTCAGGTGAGTTTAAGTTGATAGGTGTATCACCCATAAGATCACGCACTTGGCTCTGTAGACGCTCTTCTATCTGCGCCTGTTCAAGCTCAAACTCTTCCTTAACCTGCTCCAATACATCGAGATCTACCTTTAGTCCTGACATGTACATTTCGGTGAGGGTTCTGCATGTTTGAAAGGTGACGGTTCTGACTGCATAAAGGGAGCGGGATTCTGGGGTTGCGTAGTCGGCTTCGATGCTGTGGAACAACTCACAAGTTGTGAGGATGTCAGCCCGAAGATAAATGCTAAGAGAGTCGAGATCCGTCTCATGGGTGTTTATTCCTTTCTTTATACAGGCAGTAAGGTAGTCTTCCTTCTGCTCTGCTAAGCCTCTTCTAATAGCACAGGCTGCTAGGCCAATGCCTTCTTTGGGCTTCTGCCCTCTGCACAATATATACTCTGCCAACATGGTATCATAGATATCACCATCATACGTAAATCCACTAGCCCATAGCCACATAAGATCATGCTTGGCATTGTGCATGATAAGCAGTGTAGTCTTATCAAGAAGGTTCTGTATCAAAGCTCTACCCAGACCATCTGAATCTTTGTGTTCATTATGATCTAAGGTAACAAGCATAATCTCTTCTTTGTTATCAGCATTTACCATACCTACCTGAACAAGGTGGTTGCCTACCTCGTAAGGGTCAATGAACGTTTTACCATCACGCCATGTAATGCTATTCTCTACATCTAATACAAGTCTCATCTATTCTCCTAAGCGGTGTAGAGTGAACGCTCACCATCTAACTCACAGTGGACAACCCCATGCCACCCACCCTTTAGTTTATTCTTAGCAATGTTTAGGTGCCGCCGTGTTGACTCTTCTGACTGCCCTTCTACGATAGGATCTTTAGAGATTAAAACCATAAGATCTGCTTCCGCTGCCTTACCTGTCTTAGACCCTTCCATCATGGACTGATCAACGTATACCTTACCTTCTGCAACAGCAGATAGCTGAGACATCCAAATCACACAACAATTATGCTGCTTTGCAATGTTACGTGCATGGATGGCTGCATCCTTGAGGTATATGTCTGACTTATCGCTATTCTTGGTTGCAAACTTGTCACCCATATCCAACACAACAATATCAGGCTTTTCATTCTTTACTACCGCCTCAACCCATTTCATATCTTTGTTTGTACTATCTTTGATACGGATGTTTTGTTTTACTGGATCGTAGCGCTTACGTGCTAGTGATACATTTTCTTTTACTTCATCCATACTCATGTTGGTTGCAGCACTTAGGTAACGTGCACCTACCCGCTCGTAGCTTTCTTCGTTACACAGTACAATGCACTTGGCACCCTGTGATGCCCAACCATCAGTACCTGCTACCAGAGAGGCATGAAAGGAAGTCTTACCAGTATTAGGCCTAGCACCAACCACAAGAAGATGACCATTACTAACGCCTTCCACCTTTCTACGGAGACTTGGTATATTAAACTTCCATTGCGTTTCAAGATTATTAGCAGCAAGCAATGTATCAATGTCAATATCATCCCAATCAATGCGAAGGTTAGGAGTAAAATCATCTTTGTAATCCTCTAGTAAGCGGCGTAGTGGTTCAAGGCTATTCTGACTACCATTTACAAAGTCGAAACCTAGATTGGCAACCTGCTCCCCAACGTACTGCTGAAACAGGTGACTCAAAGTATCTTCTGCAATGTCTTTCTTGATAGGCTCAGCCTTATCTAAACGCTGAAACAAATCCTGGAATGCAGATTTGGTAGCCGTTGTCATGGTCTGATTAAGCCCCATGAACACAGCCTCAAGATCCGACACAGACATATCTTCTTCATACGTCTGCATTGCCGTGTCTAATGCTTGTTTGATCTTACGTGTGTCTTTAGTAAAGATCTTATCAGGGCAGCGTATGCCTTTGTGTTGATCGTAAAACTCTTTATTAAGTAGAGTTTTTAGTAATGCTAATTCAATCATCCTTGTCTCCTACAAGTGTAGTTATTTATTTATTCTTGCTCTCTCTAAGGCTCTCTTACGTTCTTCATCGTCAAACTCACGAATCAGTTTGTGATCCTTAATGAAACGTCTAAGCCTACTGTTCTCATCTTTCAACAGTTTTATTTCCCAGCGCATGTCTTCTATTGTTCCAACCATACTCATGTTTTTTCTTTCTTATTTTTTTCATCCCAATATCTCTTACTCTCTTCACTGGTTTTAAAGAACCTATCTATAAAGTCTTCTATACCATTTGAATGATAGTGTTTCTGCCTTGTATCACTACCCCACATACCAGTAGTATAGTAGTACGCATATCTAGCACTGTATTGACTCTTAGGTTCAGGATCTTTGTATATAAAAATCAATTTAGGTTTTTCGTGTACGTAGTATGCCAAACCTTTATCATCAAGATACTTTTTTACATAGTCAAGATCTTGGTTTGTGTACTTCCTAAACCTAATTTCACCTTTTGAGTTTCTTCCTGCATAAACCCAACCTTTACTTTTTTGCTCTTCAAATTTTTGCTCTGCCATATCATTCTTCCTCTAAGCAAAAACCACACATATCATTCTGCGCGGGGCCACCACAGCTTACACATGTCTGCCACTTCTCACTTTCTAAGCCTCTCTTTATAAGAGCTACAAACCCTACGTTGAAGATGGCTGCGAATATCTCAGGGGCACACTCTACTTGTAGTGTAGCGCTACCATCACGGTGCTCTTCTACATCTGTTACTTTTATTTCACTCATCATTCATTCTCCCTTAATGCTCTCCACGACACAGGAAACAGGTCAACCATGATATGGTCAATTCCCCAAGCTACCTCTGCTGTCTCTGCTTGTGTGTCAGGCGCACAGCGAAGCTTACACATACGTGCAAACGCATCCAAGCTACCTGACCAGTACCACTCAGTCATCATAGACTGTGGTAATACCATACGGGCTTGCTCTGGACATACATCATTCTCAAGCAACTCTTTATAGGCGTTAAAGCAAGCTGTGTGACTTTCCTTAACTACAAAATCTAGATCGTCATCATACCACTCGCCAGTACTACCTTGTTTCTTATCAGCGCTACGTCCACGCCAAGATCTAGGCATGTAAAACTCAGGCTCACTGTCCGTGTATCGTCTTGATACTTCGTTCCAACGTAGAAACGAGTGCTTTACAAGTTGCCTAGCTACAAAGACTGGTGCCTTGATGTGAAAGCTGGCAAAGCAATGTCCGAATGGAGAAATATGTTTATGCTTAGCTAAGTATTGTATGAGCTTCCTATCCCTAGCTTTCATGTGTTGCTTGAAGCTGTAAGCATCCGACTCTTCATAATCCCACTCACTCTCCTTGCCAAAGCTTACTCGTGCAGCATTGACTACAGTCAAGTCGTTACCCATGCTACCTTTATATGTTACTTCAATCATTCTTCTATCCTATCAATAATATCTATGGCTTGTTCTACTGACATCTTAAACCATTCACCGTTTTGTTTTTTGTCGTGCCCAATGTGGATCTTCTGAGCCTCTACTTGTGCAATACTTTCTGCGACATGTCTATCAGAAAACTTTTTCATGTAGGCATACTCATGATTTCTATGCGGAGTTGACGTATGAAACTGACCTATTCTTCTCTCTTCATAGCCTGTTTCTACTATCCCAATTTTTACCCAACCTTCAAAGCAAGGTGTAGTCACGACATATACATACCCCTCTGATGATTTTACTCTTTTACTTTCCTGAGTAAAATCACCTACTATAATCTTTGCATCTTTATTCATCTTAGCCACAACTTCTGCCCAAGTTTTAAAATATCCTGGGGTGTGGTATCCAAGCAACACAAATGGGTGAGGGTCACGATCTTTCCTTGTGCCTTTAGGTATGTAACCATCCTTATATTCAGGCTTAGCTTCTGCTACGTACATCCTTCCTTTGTTTCTTTTACTATGTGTAGATAGACGTTGGCGTGGCTTACCATGTAACATGTACCACCATTCGCCATCAATAAATTCTGCGTTAGCAAGGTTCAGTTTATTACTCATTGTTCAACATTCCTTCTAGCTTTTCCATGTCATCTTCTACTCTGTATTTAACATCGTCGTTTAGCATGTAAGCCATAGTACGTAGACCTGTCCATGCCTGTATCTCTGACCTGTACTTGATAGTCTTATCTATAGCATCAGGATCAAGAGCAATAACAACCCTATCGTATTCACCTATCTTCTCCATATGCTTGTCTGTTAATTGAGTACCAAGAATAGCCATGCTAGTTATATGCGGAAACTCTTGATATGCAACGATTGCTGACACGACATCTTCAACAATGAATAGGAC